TAATCTGCGGCTGCTTAACGGCCGAGGCTCGGGGCGTCTGTCGACGCGCGGTATGTATGGTCGTCCGGTTGCCGTAGTCTGGGGTGCTGTCTAACACCTGGCCGTACAGATTCACGTATTTAATTTCATCGACCACCTGACCGCTAAATTTAAGGTCAAGGTCAGTCACCCTACGCGCGCGAACACGGACTGCGGATGGGGATGGCAGCGTGGCGATAATCGACACACCAGTAAAATCTGCTGAACGTCCTGTAACAGTTCCTTGCTGGGTGTAAACAGGACCATACGGCACCCCATTATCGCCAATAAGCTGGTATTGCAGTTCAGCGGTCACAGACGTACTTTGCTTACTACGCTTGCCGCTGTCCTTATACATGCCGTTGTCTGCGCTGATATTCGCTACCAGGCGCTCTGGCTTGATACGGTCAATTGTCACCCAGTCAGTCAGGCTTTTGGTGTAGGTATCAGCAGGCCCTATTGTAGCGTCGTCGAATGCCTCCAGAGGCCATGTTGTGCCACCTAGTAACAGCCACTGTGAGTTGTTCCCGGAAATGTCTACCCGAATCTCAACGCTGCTAACCGATGTGACAACATAATCACCACTAAGGAACGCGTTAGTGTTGTCACCTGGCAAATCAACCTGGATGTGGTTAAACCTGGCGATGTCTCCAACAGAAATGAATTCATCGAACTGAGAATCTCCGGTAGGGTCGAAGATGATACCCAATGTGCCGCCTGTTTGCTGCACAGTGCTGGATGAGCCGATATTAGTGGCCAGGTCGTTTTGCGCCTTCAATACCTGACCGTCAATCTCGTTAGACGCCACTGTGATGAAAAGGTTTTCACTTGGCGCACTGCCGATTACTGTTTGTGGGATTCCGCTGTTCGGCGAGGTAAATGGGCCATACACGGCAGCGGATGAGCCGGTAATCTCTGACAGCAGGGTGTCTCCATCCGTAATTCCTGACGCTGGTGTGTCAAGATAGCCTCGACCAACATCGTAATAGCTGTACTCGATTACTTCGCCTGCTGCGTCGAACAGGCGATACGTAGTCATCAGGTCGTTAGGAATACTCTGAACAGTGCCGCAGATATCGTATGTGCGCTCGTATGGGCGCGGTTTATTGTTGCGGTCTGTCAGGCTGTTGTTTGGGCTTTCGCTCTGACCATTAGCCAGATTCGAGCTTGGTGTTTTTGATGAAGGAAAGATAATTTTATTGATGCGGTTGATGACGCCGAGAGGGTCCAGCACCTTCATGATTCCGCCAAGGCCGCCACCGCCTGCGCCCTCGACGATATGGAATGTGGCCTGCTCTTTGAGAGCATCAAAGTCTTCGGTAACTTTGTTATCTTCTCCGATCTCGTCGATGTAAATTTCAAACGGCACGCCGACAGGGATATTCGCGATGACGAACTCCATCGGATTGCCGTAGAGGCGCTTATGGTCGAATCCGCCGTTTGCGTTTCGTGCGTAATGGTTGATTAGCGCCAAAATTCTATCTCCTGGTAAACCTGCATTAAGTCTGATAATGCGTCTAGTTTAACTTGCCTGGCGTACATCGCACAATGACTGACCATTCCGTCGTAATACACGCCGGAATGCCACACAATACGGCCGCCAGTTTTGGCCCCGAGCAATACAGCGTCGAAATTTCTCGGCTCAAAAACCTGGGTCAATCCTTTAGTTGCCGCATGGCCGTCGTCGAATGCCTGGTTAATATCCCTGGGAGACATGACGTTAAATTCCGGAGTCTCAAGCCCCGCGTCTTTGCGAACGGCGCGCACATGGTGCCAGCAATTGTAAATACGGAAATTATAGGGTTTTCCTGTGTACGCGTTGATATTCACGACAGCACCCCGCGCAGGATAGGAATCTCTGTCGGGGTCATCAAAATACCTGTAGGGCGCTCGTTAAGGCGTGGCACGCCTACGTCAGCTGTAAACACTCCTTTAGCCTGTGATAAAGACTGGAGGTCATATGACACCGGCCCTTTGCACGGATAGGATAAGTCTGTACTGACGTAGGCCCGGAAAGTAAATACCGGCCACTCCTGATTGTTGAGTGGAATGCGCGACATCTCATCGTCGAGCTGGTTGCCAACATCCGGCAGCGTAAAGGCCGCTTGCTGGTCCATATCGTTATTGTTGGCAGCGTTCTTGGCATCCATAGCTGAGGGTTCGAATGTAACGACTTCACCGGTTTCCAGTGTTGCCGTTAGCTCTGACGTGCCGCGTACAATCAGATATCGCTTAGACAGCAGAGAGTGCGTAATCTCAACTGTCGTGTAATCAATCTGGCCTTCTGGGTTAGAGGCCAGCTTAAGGCGGTAAGCGGATAATACTGAATCTTCGCTCATTGCATCGGGTCCCAGATACGAGGAAACGTTGATTGTGCAATGCCATAGGCTTTCAGGAATCCGCCAAGGCAATCACCATAACAGCCGAACAGGTCTGGCAGGTTAGCCGTGAGACAAGTGTCTTCCTGAATCGCGGTGCGCTCTGCGGTGGCGGTGAAGCTGATAACCCAGTTCAGGCCGTCGTCCGTACTGTCACTGATGGTGCTGGTTATGAGGATTTGGTGGTCCTCAATACCAAGGCCGGTATCGTGCGGCATGACGAAAGAGTCCGCGCCGCCGTGAATATTGTTCAGGAAACTATAGAACGCCTGACGCCCGAGCGAAGACACCACCAGCGTGACGCTAATTGGCACTGGTTCGAAATAGTTATCGCGGCCCTGGCGTGGTACGCCACCCTGCACATCGACGCGCCAGATGTTACTCCCACGCGTCTGTGAGTAGCCTTTAGATACGATTGGCTTCAGTGAAGCCGGAAAGCGTAAATCGCTCATTAGCTGAATCCTGGCTGGCCGCGAGTGCTGCGGCGTGATTTGGATATGTCGCTGTTGCTGTCCTGCAAGGCGCGCGACACCGTTTCACTAATGATAACACGCAAACGACCTTCGTTATCAGTTTCCGTGGTGGCCGAGTCGATGCGGCCTGTTGTCTGGTTGACGATGACGACTCCTCCGTTGCCAGCGTTGTTTTGCTTACCACCCATCATCTGCTGCACCTGCTCCATGGTGCGGACGCGCGACGCTCCGGCGGGCATGATAAGCTCCGCTTTGTTGCGCTCACCTACCATCGAGATTCCGCCGGCAGCAAGGGAGCCGCCCTGTTCACGCGCAGAACGAATCTTGGCAACGTTGGCCAGACCCGCAGCAACGGCTGCAGCCGCAGCGATCGGACCCATAACCCACCCAACTATTGGGATGGCCGAAGCGGACATATAGGCGTTAACGGCAGAAGTAAAGGTGTTTACCGTAGCCTGCATAATTGCGAAAGCTTTGGCCTCCTTTGAACCTTCCTTCATCGCTGCCGAAAGGTCTCCGAAAACGTTGGAGAATTGCTGGGCTGAATATGTGCTCTGTTTGATAACAGAGTCGCGCACCATCTGGTCTTTAGCGTCGTTAAACGCCTGCTCAAGAATCAGGCCCTGCTCATGGTACTCGTTCAGCTTCTTAAGTTTTGCGGCGTTTTGGCGGTCCATCTCCGCCAGCTCACCTTCATTCTGCGCCTGAATTTGCGCCAGTAAAGTATCGGCGTTATTTTGTTGCTTCTCCCTGTCCTCTTTTTGCTTCTGGAGCAATTCGGAGCGCGCTGTATCAGCTTCAAGAGCAATGGCGGTTTTAGCATCCTCATACTGCTTAGCGTTAATCGCGCCGCTCTGCTGGAACTCCTGGAGCTTAGCTAGTTTCTGCTGCTCCTGTGCGTCGATGGCTTTTAGTTCATCAGAGTTCTGTCGTGCCAACGCATCGAGGAAGTTTTGCGCCTGTTGTTTCTGTTGTGCCTCTTTATTCGCAGCCTGCTTTGCTTGTGATGCCGCACGATTGTCAGCGGCTTTCTGTTCAGCAGCAGCACGTTTGGCTTCCGTGTCGTTTACGCGCTGGATATCCTGTCGCGCTTCCTCGTCACGCGCCGCATTGTACTCAGCAATTTGCTCCTTGGTTNCGCCTTCACGCTTGGCGAATGCAGCCTTATCGGCTTCGGCTTGCGCTGCGTATCTGTCCTTGTCAGCCATGTTGCCAATCTGGACGTTCTTGATAATTTGGTCGTTCTGTTCTTTCAGGCGTCGAGTTGTTGAGTTAACAGAGTTTCCAAGCTTATCCTGGGAGCCGCTAAGCGTATCGGCTTTGGCTGCCGCCTCCTGCATATTACCGATATTTTTGAACAGCTCGCCGTTGAACTTAACAAGTTCGCCGTTGGTTCCCTGGTATTTATCATTCAGGCGTGCAGTCTCATCAGAAAGCGCCTTGATATTCTCAGGGGAAGCGTTCTTCTGCACCGCAGCGAGAAGTGGCACCAGAGTTTCCGCTTCCTGATTGGTGATGCCGAACTTGCTTGACAGGTCTTCGATATATCCTGTTAACGATGACGTATTCTGCCCGAGTTCTAGCGAGCGTTGTGCGCCAATTGCAGTGCCATTCGTCCATGTGTCAAGGCTATCAACCAGACCTGTGATAGCCTCTTTCGCGCCTTCCGTCTGGGTTACGGTTGCCGATTGAGCCTCGTAGAATTNAGCCTGCGCCTGAGAAGCCGTGTCGATATTGTTCGCCAGCGTGACGAAGCTATCTGACAACTCGTAGGTGCCGTCTTTGTTCTTCTGGAGGACGTCATCCAGAGTCTTAGTCGACGCCTGGAGTTCTTCCGCGCTTACCTTAGCTCCGCCAAGTGACTTAACCAGCGTGCCAGCAAATGCAGCGGACAACGCGATGATGGCGCCAATTACAGCTCCGCCTGGGCCGAATGCACCAGCTAACTGAGAACCCTGCTGACCTATCGCCACAAATGCAGAAGTGCCGCCCTGAATCTGGACGACCATATCCTGAACCTGGTAACCAATCTGTTGCGCACCGGTGCCGAAGCCGCGCAGTTTAGGGGTGGCCTTGTCGACAGATGACGCCATCTTTGCTGCCGACGCGTCGGCCTTGCCAGCTGATGTGGCGAAATCGTCAAGCTGCTTAGCCGACTGTTCCGCCCCCTCTGTTTTTACTCTTGCAATAAGCGAAGCTGTATCAGCCATCTTCACGCCCTTCAAATATGCCGTCGATTCCCATGATAAGCTCAGCGTCAAGAAGGCTTATCTCATTACCAGTAATCTCTTTGTACGCCACCAGGTCTTGCCACCTCAGCATTTCGCGAGGGTAAATCGTGACTCTTTCTCCGTCGTCGCGCTGTAGGAATTTAATCTCTCTGTATTTCGCAAAAAGGTCTGCGAATAATGCCGGGCATTCAGGCGAATCATCTTTCTTCTTTTGCTCGCCAGTATCAATTCCCATTGCCACGAGAGCTGCGCGATGTGAATCTGCTATGCTGTCAAACTTCTGCTTCTTGTGGCGATCANCATAGCTCCACTGCGCGAATTCATACAGCGCCGCTACTTTTCCGCCAGTGATGCCCTACTGTCATTGAAGTGCTTAGCAACCATCGTTCCAAGCCCCTTGTACTGTTTCAGCAGTTCAGTTAGCGCTTCTTTGCTAAACTCATTGCTCATCGACCATCCTGCCACAACTGCCAGCGCAAGGGCATCGTTAAGTTCGTCTGCTCGCCAGTTCATTTCAGAGTTATACTCCGTCCAGTCATTTGACTCCTTGCACTTGGCGTCAAGATGCGCCATTTCGCTGCGCAAGGCGTGGTAAGCTCGCGCATAATCTCTTCCTGCCTTAACGCCATCATCGCACGCCGGACCAATGACGCGGAGCCATTCACCAGAATCCTCACCACTAGGAAGTGGGATTGGCATTATGGTTCCAGCGGCGTGCTTGTCGGCATAGAAGAAGTCTTTTAGTTCCATTTGCTTTCCTTTGGTTTAAGGGGTGATGGTTTGGTGGTGTCGTGAAAAGCGATAACCAGTCGCCTTGTCGGTTGCGAGCCTATTCACGACAAATACAAACAAATAGGTTGCAATATGTCTGTATGCGATATAAGCTGATTACATTCTAACTGAGGAGTGAACAAAATGAAAAGAATCACCGCAATTGCCATCGTAGTTTCTGCCGTTCTTGGCTGTTCATATGTCGGCAGCGCATCGGCGGTAACGCCATGCGAGCAGATTTTTAATGACTCTGCGCTGGTTTCTTCTGGCCTGTACGATAGTCTAGCCAAAGGCACGCCGGCGGAAGCTGAAGATTACAAGCAGTCCACCATTGAAGCGTGCAAATCAGCAATCAAGGTTGCTCGCCAGGGAGTGGGGCCTGCGCCGGTTGCTCACATGCTGGCAAAGAGCGTTACGCACAAAGATTCTTTGGATAGCCTGCTCTCGCTTACCCGGGTTGATGTGGTGATGAAGGGCTGGGCTTTCGAGGCGGAGAAGTGATTATGTTTAAGCCAGGGCAGCTAGTGAAATCTTATAAATACGGGTCTTGTTACATAGTACGTGGTTATTACGACGATTCCAAAGTAAACATAAGCCCGGTCAGCGAGCCGCAAAGAATCATTAGATGCTTAGTTGATAGATTGTTCTTAATCGGCAACAACTACCAGACCAAGACCAAAGCACGCTGATGGAGATGAGTGATGATTGAAAAGTTAGTATTCAAGATAATTATCCCAATGCTTTTGGGTATGCTCGTAGGCTTGCTGCTGTTAATTATGCTTGGCGGTATGTAATGGAGAGGAATATGGACGAATCAAGAAAGCAGTTTGAGCAGAAAATTCAGCATTCGTATGGCGAAGATTACTTGGTTGTTAATGATGATGGCGATTATGTGAATTGGATAACCGCTGACCTGTGGGAGTTTTTGGCAGGCATCTCGCGCTGCTATCGAGATTGAGCTTCCAGGCGTGGAGGACCCCGGAGACTTCTTTTGCGAGGTGTATGACACATACAAAGTCCATCAGGCCATGCTAGCCGCCGGAATCAAAGTAAAAGGGGCCTAAGCCCCTTTCGTTTTTACGCGTAAGCGATGCGCTGAACAACAATGGACGATAGCAACTTATTACCAGTCGCTTGCCCTTCGATTGTCAACGTCACAGACTCAGGACCGCCTACTTCTGGCGTGGCCGCCGTAAGCTCTGCTCGCTTCAGAGTGAACGACATCGCCCCAGTTACGCCAGACAGAATCGACGTCATCTCAACCTGAGTTTCATTCAGGAACAGATTCAGCAGAGTCATGTCATACAGCTTCCCTGCCAGAGAGAAGGTGTTGGCTGCGCGCCCACGCTCAACGAACGCCACGCTGTCATTGCCCAGCTCGAACTGCGCTGACGTTGCGTTGTCGTTGGTGATGGTGAAGGTATCAATCAGCTTCAGCGGAGCTGTGCCATTAAAGGCTGATACATCAACGCTCGCGAATGGCTCGGCGTCAAAGCTGTATGGGAATGTTGAGCCGGCAGGCAGTGCGCTAAGGACTTCCTGAGACAGACCGATGAACGGGAAGCTGCCAGTAACCATGGCGTTAACTGCCTGCTCAATGGAGAAGCCGGAGAACTCAACGCCCTTCGTCAGCAGGTAAGCATCGACAGTCCCGCATTTGCCGGTGAACACGGTAAGCACTGAGTAGGTCTTACACAGGTTTCCGGTTTCCAGCTTGTCAGCGACGATCAGGTCTGTTTCCGCGTCTGTTTCTTCGGTAAGTGCATGTGGAATACCAGCGCCGGTTACCACCAGCGCCGAAACGGCAGTGGCAATGAAAGGCTTAGCGTTATCACCAGTCAGGCCCGGAAAGGCGACAAGTTCACCAACTTGCACTTCTGTAGTGAAATCGCCAGCGGAACGCGTGAAGGTCTTACCTGAAGCAGAAACGTCAATGGTCAGACCGGAAACGGTCTGCCCCGGCAACCCACGAGCTCGTCATTGCGCCAGCCAGCAATTCATCCTGGCTCTGTGCGCTCAGTTCGATCGCAAACTCACCGGTAATCTGTTTGTTGCCGGTGCGGATGGATGATGTTTCACGGCTGCCGTCAAGTTCGTTGGAAACCAGCGCGTCGCGAGTAAGCGCAGGAACGCCGCCAGTGTTGCGCAGCGGATACCATGCAGGGTTTGTAGGGGTGACACCAGCAGTCACCTCAGGGATATAAAAGTGTGCCGTGTTGGCACCCTTAAACGGTTGGATAGACATTGCTATATCCTCGCAGTGAAGGCAATGAAGTTAATGGTTAGTGGGCGCTTGGCCCATCCGTTTTCCACAATAAGCGGCCCCAGGCTAACCGACTGCACTTCTGCGCAGATAGCATTACGCTGGAACGATTTACCGGCCTTAAATGCCGTATTAAGTAAGTCTGCCATTTTATTGACAGGCGCGCTACCTTTGGCAGAAGCATAGTTGATGTCAATCTGGTAAATGCCCGCACGCTGCTCAGTGAACCCTAAGTCCGCCTGTTCAGTGGGGGCTGGAAGCATGAAACCGGCAAGATAAGGCGTTGCAGTGCTGGTAGGAGCGTCAATATTCTCCAGTGCAACGGCAATGCTATTCATGCTGCCGAACGACATCAGCGCCACATCGAATACGTTTTGTGAGGTNNCTCTAAAATAGGTAGCCATTATCTCACCTTCGCCGCCTCTTCGTTAAGTAACTGCTGGAACCGGGCAATATTAACACGAACCATCCCGACTGGTGCTTGTTTCGACCAGCCATACTCCAGGCGTTCCGAGTACGGAAGGTTGTTCGTCAAGGTGAATACATCCCAGACAGGAGTGTTTGTTATGAATGTAGCTGCGCTGTTAATCGCCTTGTTACCCGTCGGGTCAACGCCAGCAATAAGGCCAGTCGCTGGAGTAGCTCCTGTCGTTTGCCAGTTCATGCGGAACCGTCCTGATTTTACCGGGCTTCCTTTAATTATTGCACTGAACAGTTTCAATGTTACTGAGCGGGCTACAATCTCAGGATTCTTCTTGGCCTTCGCAACAAAGGCCTGAATGTCCAGCGTGAACTTGCTCATTTGCGCACCTGAATAAACCAGGACACGATGTCGTCGTTAACGATTTTCTTCTCGATGCCGACCACTGACCATTGCTCGCCCGCAAATTCCACCTTATCTTCCATTTTCGGCAACACACTATAGTCGGCTTTGACAACCATATCACCCGCCTGGATGGTTGTTCCGTTGACAAGGCCCGCGTTAACAGGCACCGGAACCGCAGTAAGGGGAATCTGAGTATCAGGCTGTTGCACGTATTCGCCGAGGTCTTCATCCCACACCTTCGAACCTGCGCGGACCAGCGTAACAGTACTCCCGTATTTTCCGAGCAGGCGCGTACCAGCGCCCTGCATTTTCTTGCTGAAAGCAGTACTCATTACACTGGCTCCAGGCGTGAGATAACTAGCAACGCCGAAGGAGCTGTACCCCATGATGTCACCGTCGCGACCTGTGGGTAGACGCCACCGAAGTTGGACCCTGCGCTGTCTCGCATAATCTGGATAGCCATCGTCTGTCCGGCAGTGGCATTAATAACAACACGCGATTCTGTTGGAGTAGTAGCGTCGGTCCGCGTCAACTTAACGCATGCGGCAGAGCCAAGCTGAGTTCCGCCGAACAAGATGCGGCTCAGCAGGATTGATGTGCCAGTTGCACCAGTGCGGCCACACTGCAATTTAA